ATGGCACGCAGGAAAATATTTATTTACCGTTGACTTTGCACATCCAGACAGTAATATACTTGACACTGATCATTCAGAGATTCCGCACGAACACAAGTGCGCTCACATAATTGCCCTCGATGACGGTAATTTTGCAGCACAACCAAACAATCGATGTATATGGGACATACCTTCTTTCACAGTGAAAGATGAGACTCCTGATTGGAAGGTGCAGACTTCTGAATGGAACGTTGAAGATAGCAGGGCTTGGCGTACAGAAGATACGGATAAGTTTTTCTATGAAATAGAGGAGAAAAAAAATGATTAAAAAAATAAAAAATGTAGCTGAACACTACTGGATGGACCATAAAATAGAAGTGGTTATATTTGCAGTATTAGTAGTTTCGCTAATCATTAAGTAATGACTAATGAATGTATTAGACTTATTGAAAAAAAATGTAGTAATGGTTCCGGTTATAGCATCAGTTATAGTCGGGACTTTTACAGGTGTTAGATACATTGTAAGTTTAACAGAGACTATTAATAAAAATCAAGCAGACATAACAGAGATAAACGAAACACATTTACTTAATTTTAAAACCTATATTGGACAGTTAAATACAAATCAAAACGAATTATTGTTGATGATTGAAAAAGACAAGGGTAATAGAATTGTGGCTGATGAAAAAATGAATAGAATGGAAGAAAAAATAAATCAAATGGAAGCTGATTTTAAAGCATTTTTGATAATGCGTAGTCAATTAGGTGGTAATAACTAATGGAGTATTGTAGGATGGATTATAGATTTACAGCAGTGTTAATAATAGCTTTATGTTTATTAGCATTTTTTGGAGGACCACAATGAGAGACACAAGATTATTAAATAAATTTTTTGAACAAAGTCAAAAAAAATGGAAAGAGATGCAAGGTTTTATAAATTTAAAAAAAGAAGTTGATGCTGGTGCTAATGGCACTCAAAAATATGTTATTAAAGAAGGTGTCAATAAAGGAAAAATAGCTAAGAAATGAAGATAAGTGAAAATACATCAGTAAGCATGCCAATGAAAAATATGATTGGTATCGTTGTTGCTGTGGCTATGGGTGTGTTTGCGTACACAGAGGTCACTGCTAGGCTTACATCATTAGAGACATCAAGAGAACTATTCCAGGCAGACTTACTCAAGAAGTCAGAACAACTGCCCACGGACCAAGAACAATACATGTTGATAGAAGATTTATATAAGACAACAGAGAAGTTAGAGATAACTCAAGAACAAAACATGACGAACAAGGTTAATATAGAATTTTTAAAAGCACAACTAGAAAAAGCATTAGCTGATGTAGAAAAATTAAAAGATAAAGTAAGAGAAAACGGGAAGGCTTATTAATGACAGAGTTAATTGTAGCCTTACTTATGATTGTACACGGAGAGATCAAGGAAGCCCGTATACAACCGACGATGTCAGATTGTTTGAAAGGCAAGCGTGTCGCTAAACGTGCATCTAAGTCACACATAAAATATCAATGTATAAAATCTAAAGCAGAATTAGAAGAAAATATAGATGGATCTTTGTCTATAAAAAAGTTAATATTAGAGTAATGAAAATACAGACAGAACTAGTAAATGGTAAGTGTCCAACATGTGAAGAATATACAATGTTAGTAGGAATTACTAATCAATTGTATAGATGTATGAATTGTGGCACAGATTTAGAGCAACATGTTAATGGTAAAATAAGTTATCTACCACACATTACAAAAACAAAAGATGCTACACCGTTTGTAAAAGAATGGAAAGATGGCTAAACAAAGTTTTAAGTTCTTTACACCTCGAGATAAACCCAAGAAACGTGGACCACGGAAACACAAGAAAAACATGAATAAAAACGAAAAAAGACAGAAACGTACTCGAAGATATAAAGGCCAAGGTAAGGGTTGACAAACATCCATTAGTATCCTATATATAGGACATGAAAGTAATAAAGGAGAAAACAATGAAAAATAACTTTGAGAAAAGATATGCTAAAGGCATAAAGTTTGATGTTAGAAACAAGGGTACTTGTTATGTAACTATGAAAACAAATGCAGGTGAATTGACTGTGTATATAGATGCTATGGATGGGTTAACTGATCCACCAATGGTACGTGCATGGATACCTGGTAGAAGGGATAGGGAGATAAATTTAAAATGAAAGAGAAAACAATAACAATCAAAGTAAATGGTGCTGCTCAAGGACAGTGGTCTAATCTTTTACTTGAACTAAACTTAATGAAAAAAGCTTGGCGTTCTTATGGTGTAAATATAAATTTACACGCAACAGGTTTAAAAAACATTATTAATTGGGGAACTAAAACTAACGATTATGTTAGACCTACTAGAAAAAAATAATGGAACTTATACTGTTAAGCAACGAACTCTATCAACTGGTGACAGTTACAAAAGAGATGATGGAAGGTATAGAGTTATTAAGTGACGTAGATTGTTTTGATCTATGTGACATATTACGTGTACATTTGACCACGTATCATGATGCACCTTACAATGTTCATGTCATGAATAATGGCACTGGTGAGTTTTACGGGTGTATTTGTAAATAAAATTGAAAGCTCAAGGGCGTCCAAATCTTGCCAATGGCATTTCCCTGTACGTTACCGATGACCTGCAAGGGTAGGGACCTGGAGTTTGGCCGGCTGTGAGTACGTGCACGGAAAGCAGCTGGTTTGAAATGAATTAAATAGACCTATCCCTAAGAGGGAAAATATTGTGGGATAGGTTCTTGGTGAGAAGATTAAATATCCACTAACATATTAGCTAGATTGAGTCAACGATTCTTTACATTTAAATATTGTATAAACTCTATTATTTGTCAATAAATTTTCATCATAGATTGATAGATAATCAAGAGAGTATTGATATCCATTTAATACACAATCCTTATAATTATCATAAACTTTAGCAGCACCTGGTAATTCAGTACAAGTTTGCATAGTACCGCTACAAATAACTAAAGAAAAAATAAATACTTTTATCATTGACAATCCTATAAATTACACTATATATTAATTTTAATATGAAAGGAAACAACATGACAGACATGAGTAAGTACAAAAATGTTTCTCTATCAAAAGAAACATATAAGATATTGGAGTCTTTGTCGAAGGTATTATTGCCTGATGCAAAATTAAGTGTAGCAAAGACAATAGAAGCAATAGCAAACGAGAAAGCAAAAAAACTAAATGGCAAACTCAAAAAAAGTTAAAAAAGTATACGTATGTCCTACCTGTAAAGGTAATGGCTACGTAAAAGTTGCATGCATTATTGAAAAAGAAGACATGATTCATCAATGCTGGGACTGTGATTCTCAAGGAGAACTTTATGATTATGGCGATGAAGATTTTTCTGATATTGAGGAAGAAGGAATGTCGGTGCATTAATGATAGATGATACTGACAAAGCTTATATCGCCGGCCTATTTGATGGAGAAGGGTCTATACATATAAGACGAGGCATTGAAAAGAAAAAAAGACACAAAGGTAAACCTGGATACAGACTATCTAATAGTCTGCGTCTAAGCATGGAGATCACTATGACTGACCGTAGTGTTCTCATGTGGTTACATGAAGTTTTAGGTGTTGGTACTCTGACACCTAAAAAAGTAAAAGGCAAACGTGTAGATGGTACACCATACTTAAAACAATACAGGTGGCGTTGCACATTTAGAGATGCGTACTATGTGTGTTGTTTGATATGGCCTTTTGCACATACAAAACTACCTAAAATTCAACGGGTTATAGAACATTACACTTCTATTGCTTTGAAAGATAATGTAATATCTTTAGATGAGTACAGGGAGGTACAAAAAGATGTTCGATAAATATATTTATAATTTTTTATATTTTGTAAATCACTGGTCAACTAAAATTGTTAGTTGGTCCTGGTGTAAATTATATAGTGATAGGAGAAAAGGTTATGGCTACAAAAGAAAAAGGTAGACAATGGGATGGTGTATCAAGACCTTCTGATGATAAATACAGGAGAGAGTTTAATAGAATATTTAGTAAAAAAGACATAAAAGAAATTGAAAAGATAGTCGACGAGCATGAAGAAAAAAAAATAAATGCAAACTATGAAGAAAAGTAATAAATACGATTATTTCGAAGGTAAACAAATCACGGACCCTGACACAGGAAAACGTGTCTATGAGATAAGTTCTTATAGACTTCCTAGTGTAACTACGATATTAGGAGCCACCAAAAATACAGAATTTTTAACCAAATGGAAGGCCAAAGTCGGTGAAGCAGAAGCAGACAGAATCAAGAATGTATCTAGTGCACGGGGTACCAGTATGCACAAATACCTCGAGTCATTTATCACGGATGTTGGTTAT